TAAGGATAAAGATAATGGGCAATTAATTGTGCTATTTTTTCTAAGAATCTATTAAACATATTATTCTTTAGGTTTATCACTCGACCATTCTTGTTTTTGTATTCCTTTTTCGTCCCAGTATGTCCTAACCCACATATTAGCATTCTTAACAAATTTAATATAAATTTTGTTTTTCATATTATTGTCTTGGCGGATAAATTTTATGAAGGTTAACATCTGTCCATTCTAATGTTAGACTGTGCAATGTTTTTCCGATATTTTCAGCTAAAGTAAGCATTTCGGAAAATTTTATTTTATCGTAATGCTTATCATACATCTTATTGAATAATACCTCGACAAAAACTAACATAGCATTTGATAAATCCTCATCCGTATAATCATGTTTGGTTCCAGATATATCAAGAGCTATATCTGACAGCTCATCTAACTTTTCTTTAAACATATAATTATAATAATGTTGCTTGACGCATAAAATCTAATGTCGGACCATTCTTTCTTCTTCGTTCCTGGAGATCTAAATAGAAGCAAATATTAGCAAAATTTCTTGGTTTATATGCTTGTGTCTTTTGCGTTGTCATTACTTTAGTATGACATTTAGGACATTTAGCTTCTGATATATCTTCTTTTTCCATCATCGACTGTATTCCGTATCCAATTAATTCTTTAAGATGGTTATCAATATGTTCTTTAATTAACTGCGGTCTATTATTTGCGTGATCAGGATCATTTAAATTTTGGTCCGATACATATATTCTACCAAGACTAGTAAGAATATTTCCCATTGCTGCCGTCAATGAATATGAACTAGAGTCGACAGTATACCAAGGAAATCTTTCAACAAGTGTTTTGGAAGTAACAGCAAATCCGTGTGTCTTAATTATTTCTCCAGGCTTGATTCTAGGATTCTTGCTATAATCATAATTCATAATATGTCTAAAGATTTCGTCCATCCATTCAAGTTTCGACTTTTCTGAACTATCGTTACAAGGACTAACTCCAATATAATCACATTCGTCGAGCATACGATCTAATACCCATATTGGTTCGAATTGATGGTATACATGAATAGTATCCCAGCCCTTGCTCTTTAAATATTGATAGTTCTTCCATCCTTGTTCTGCCGCATCTAATCTTTCTTGTTCCGTCGGCATAGCCCCTTGCTTCCCAGGAATAACATCGAGGTTAACAGCTCTCCAAATTATGTCTTTATGCTTTTCAAGATGTTCAAGGTACTTATCTATATCAACGAGATGGCGTTTCCATTTTCCTGCTTCATCAACTTTTCTTTCTATTTCAGCTTTGCCTTCTGCGTTTAATACTTGCCAAAATCCAGGATCTCCAACCATCTCTATACATTCTTCTAGCCTTGCTTTTTGTGAAAGATTCCAAGCTGTAAAAGCACCACTATCACAAATAAGATTAATATTGTTTCTTTTTATGAGTCCTTTCATTTGCCACGGTTCAGAATAGGCATAGCTAATTAAGATATTTTTTACATTACAGATGAGCAAAAATTCAAGGTACTGTTTAGATCCAGTCGCCAGAAATAGATTAAAATCTTTTAATTCGCTATCTGTTTTTTCGAACATATTATTTTATATCTAATTTTTTATCGTAATCCTGTACTAATCTTACTATCATTTCTTGACATTTATCTTCCTCGCTTAAATTCCATCTTTCAACTAATGGTTTAATTGATAGACTGCCTCTTGACACATAGTCTCCAAATACTCTTAGATATTTAGGCTTTAAGATAGCCATTAAATCATTAGCAATTCTATTAACTGTATCTTCATGAAAGCATCCAGCGTTCTTATAGCTTAATAAATAGAGCTTGACTGACTTTGATTCAATCATTAAATCATTTGGAACATAGACGAATTCTATCCGGGCAAAATCTGGTTGTCCTGTTTTTGGACAATTAGATACAAATTCTATTTTAGGTTGAACGAAAGGAACAAGATAAATATTTTCAGGATACTTATTAGGAAATGTTTCAAGTAATGATGGTTGTGGATTTGTAGCATATTCGAGTTCTTCAATTACTCTTGGATCACATCCCCACTCTTTAAATTTCTCTATACGATCTTTCCAACTCTTAAATCCGGAGTTTCCACTCCCTAGACTCTTCAAGTCTTTTGAATTTGATAAGTCCATAAATTTATTTATTAATTTTTACAAGCGAAAAAAATTCATTTCTTGCTATAGGATCACTTTCAAATATTCCCTTAACAATCGAGGTTGTCATTTCTCCTTCTTTCTTAACTCCTCTTACCTCTTTACATGAATGATTAGCTTTTAAGATAAGAATTATTCCTTTTGGCTGTAATTTTCTTTCAAAGAAATCAACAACTTGTGAACCTAATCTTTCCTGAACCTGCATTCTCGAAGAATAGAAATCTATAATGCGAGCAATTTTTGAAAGTCCAACAATTCTTTTATCAGGTATATATCCAAAGTAATAAGTACCTTGAAATAATGCCATATGATGTTCGCAGAATGAATTAAACTTTCCACTATCACAGATAATTTGATTATAAGCAATACCATCATCGTCATTATCAAATGCTGTTACTTTAGGCATTTCGTTATCATCATATCCTTTAAAGACCTCGAGAAACATTCTAGCCATTCTTTGTGGTGTTTCTTTTAATCCTGGACGATTAGGATTTTCGCCTATTTCTTTAAGTAAATCTTTACAAATCGTTTTAAGGCTATTTAAGTTTCTCATACGTTATTTATTATAATATTCTAATGGATCTTTGATTTTATTCTTCTCAAATGCTTCAAGCCTTTCTTGACAACTCCCACAACGCCCGCATGATTTTCCGGCATTATTAGGATTATAACAAGTATGAGTTGTCTTATAATTGACTCCTAATTTAATGCCTTTTTTAAGAATAGAAATCTTATTCATTTTCATATATGGGGCAAGAATTTCTGCTCCAATATAAGTTCCAATGTAAGCAGCTTGATTTATTGAATCTAAAAATTCAGAGCGACAATCGGGGTAGATAGCATGATCCCCTCCATGAGCACCATAATATATAGACTTAATACCTCTTGATTCAGCTATTCCAACGGCAAGCGAAAGTAAGATACCATTACGAAAAGGAACGACAGTTGATTTCATATTTTCATCTTCATAATGTCCTTCTGGAATTTTCTCACTATCAATATGATCAAGTAATGAAGATTTAAAGAGTGAGAATACCGGACGAATATCTAAAACTTTATGTTCGACTTTTAAATTATTACATGTATTCATTGCACAACTTAATTCCCACTTGCTATGTTTACTTCCATAATTAAATGAAATAGCAAGCACTTCTTTATTCCCAAACTTTTTAACTAAATCATAGAGTAAAGTTGTACTGTCAAGTCCTCCACTTAAAATTACTAATGCCTTTCTTGTTTTTAGTTTCATAAATTTAATCTTTATCCTTACCCCGAACGGTGTAAAGAGTTTTTGAATCAATTTGTTGTTTCAAAGTTATTAAGTAAACAACTTGGTCTATAGCTTCGTCGATTGCCATTTCAATAATACCTTTCTTTTTCCATAATTTACCTCCGTGCTGTTCGTCTCCTTTGCGATATTTTCTATCTATTCTATCGATGGCTTGTTCGATAATAGACATTAAATGGAGTTCATTTTCCTTGTTCATTTGTTTCATATTATTTTTCTAATACACTTACAAAAATTTTATTTAATTGTTGCGCTATTTTTCTAAGTTCATCAAGAAGTTTTTTATCTTCTTTAACTGATTCTAATAAAAATAATCCATCTACAAGTTTATTCATTAATTCAATAATTGGATGAGACATATTATTTCTTTATTTTATTAAGAATATCTATCATCATATCTTCCTGTTCTTTTGTTAGTTGAATATTGATAAATGAGAATACTCGGATCACGTGATCTAAAATACCATCTTTATCTTTTTCGTGAGGAAAAGTTACCCATTCACTTCCTATCTCTTTTAAATAGTAGGTAGGCAGTACTGAACAATGAACCTTTTTATAAAGCACCGCTGTGTCTGAATCTGGATATCTTAAAAGTGTTTTTCCGCTATCTACTAAATCATCGACGACTAATACCTTTCTCTTGTTTGGTACAGTTTTATATTCTCCTACTGATAAAAGAGGAATATTAAGTATTTCTGACATTGCGACTCCAATGGCTATTCCTCCAGCTGGGATAGGATGAATATATTCATATTTTTCTAAATCTAAATTGTGTATATCAAGTGCTAGTTTCTTAGCATCTCTTATTACTTCTTCGTATGTCATATTATTTTCTTCCTTTTTCAGGATGCTTACCATTATGGACGCCTGTTGCCGTCTTTCCTTTTGTAGGTTTTAGCACCTGAAAATTAGACTTAGTATTATGCGACTTTACTTTATCTTTATGATGAACTAATTCTCCTTTCTTAGCCCCCATTAACTTACGACGATAATCTGAAGATTTTCCTCCTTTCCAGGTCGGATTTTCTTTTCCATTTCTTGCCATATTTGGATTCTTTTTTCCTTTTGTTGGTGCCATATTATTTATGATTAAATTTTCTTAAAGTATTAAGTAATTTTATTTGATTTTGATAAGGAGGATAAAATCTTCCTTTAATTCTATAAGGATTAAATTCAAGATATCTTTCCATCATTAATCTATCTTCCTCAGACATTGAAAGTATTCTGTCTGTAAGATTCTTTCCATATTTTTGCTTACCACATTTGATACATTTTAATACGAATCCTTCGTCCAAAACATATTCTGTTGTTCCAATATAAATATGTTTACAAAATATTCTATGAAAGAATTTTCTAAGAAATTGATTTTTCTTTTTTTCAATTTGTTCATTAATTTTATCCTTTAAATCCAGTTCTTTTTCAAATTTATTAATTTCTATTCTAGTTTCCATTCTCATATCATCAATGCTATGCACTAAATCTCTGGAATGTAATTTATTTATTTCTAATTTTCCTTTTTTAACTTCAAGAAACATATACTTATACCCCTCTTAAATTATCATAAATCATAACATGAAGTCTTGGAGAGTAATGATATCCTTTATTTTTACAAACTTCAAGAAAATTAACTATCCCGTGAAATTGCTCTTTCGTAGTAGCTCCTTCCTTCATTAAATAGATTTTGTCTTTCTTTAAAGGAACCTGCTCTTCTAAAAATTTTACCTCATCTAAATCAGCATCACTAGAAATAACAAATTTAAAAGCTGAATCCTCCATTCGATTAATTGCCTGGAGAGCATCATAATTAATCCTTTTATCTAGATTGTTGCCAGAACCTGAAAGTTTAGGAGAACAAGCCCAGTGATTGACTCTTGCTTTCATTTGATATTCAGGTACAATAGTCCCGTTAGTTTCAATAGTAATATGATAGTCGTGATCTATGTCTAAAATTTCAAATAACTTTTCTAATGAGTCCTGTTGTAATAATGGCTCTCCTCCAGTAACAACGATTCTATTACTCTTAAACTCATAGATTTTATTAGCTACTTCTTCGAGTGTCATTTCCTTACGTTCTTTATGATACTTAGTATCACACCACGTACAACCAAGATTACAACCACTTAAACGGAGGAATACGACATTTGTACCTACATACTTTCCCTCGCCTTGTATAGCGCGAAAGATTTCATTTACGTTTAGTTTCATATATTTATTTTCTTAAGTAAAAGTAGCTAATTATTCTTTTTAATTTACTTTCTTTTTCTTTCTTAATATCATTCTGATGAAGTCTTCTTAAAAGATCCATTTCATTATAAGGAATTAATGCCCCATCTCTAAGATATTTTGTTTGACTTAATTGATTATAATATTTTTCGGCATCACCCCCCCTAACAAATTCAATGGGGTTAATACTAAGCGGTACATGATTTGGCTCCTCTTTTGGATAACAGGCTTGTTGATCAGGGATTTGTTCGTTTATCCATTTTACTTGAGGCATATCATATCTTTGAACCATCCTCCACATATTGTCTAACTGCCCCATCATACTTGCTGTACAAGCCATATTACTTTACGATATTAACTGTATTTTTAGAAACGATACCATCAACTAACTTATTTAAGATATCTTTCATATCCTTAACATCAAATCCCATATTCTCAAATGCTCTAGTTAAGACTTCAATTTCCTTAGCCTGAATACCATTATTTTCTTTTAACTGTGAAATTTCAATTTCTTTTGTCCTACAAGCTTCTTGAATTTTAACTTTTAATTCATTTTCAAGAATTCTTTTTTGAGAAGCAAGATCTTCATCTTTTTGCTTTAGTTTTCTTTCACAATCTTCGTCTTTTTGAATTAATTGTTTTTCTTTGTCATTACATAATTTTTTGTAGTAATTTCTATCTTCTTGCATCTTTTCAAACTCTTCATTCGTAATTTTCTTTTCGAACATACATTTTATAATTAAATAAATTAAACTGTTATGCTAGCTTCAGGAGATTCCCAAAGCGTAACCTTAACATTATCAAAAGCATTATTTCCTAACTCTTTCCAAATTAAATTCTTAAGATGAAGGGCAAGATTTTCGGCAGTAGGATTAAATGGTGTAAGATTCATTAATAATCCACATTCATTCATTACCGTAATTAATTTGTTATTTTCATCTCTATCTTGAAGAATAGTAACATGATCAAACTGATTAATAATTTCTTTAATTCTTTTAAAATCAATTACCATATCATTTTTTAAACTATCCTTTTCTATCTCGACTAATATATCCCATCTATGCCCATGAAGATTTGAGCAAGGACCTGCGTAATCCTCTAACTTATGAGCAGCATCGAAATGGTGTTTTAATTTAAGAGTATACATAATATTTTTTATTAGTTTCTAAAAACTTTAAATCTTTTTCATTAGGAATATATCCTAAATCGTCTAAATATCTCTTTGTTTTTTGTAAATACTTTGATCTTACTGATTGGGAACTTAGTGGCTCTAATCCTTTTCGTCCTTCTGGTTGATGAGTTCTAAAATTATTAAGCGGACAGGCATTATAAGGACTATTACTAACCCTTCCTAATATATGATGTAAGCAGTCAGCATCATTTCTACCACTCTCCCAACTCATTACATATCCTCCGAAATCAAATAAGTCTCTAGTTTTTTGTGTAAAATCATTATTCATTATTTTTAAAATAATCCCAATAACCATACTTTATTCCGTGCTCTCTCCATTGACTGACGCCCATCGGTAATTCTTTTGTCTCTTTAATTACTTGCTTAGTATATTCTTCAATTAGTCTTTTAGTTTTACTTTTAGTTCTAAATTCAACGGAACATAAATCTTTGATAAGTTCTTCCATATTATTGAGTCGACTTACTTCTTTCTATTTCATTTTTCTTTTCGGCAATTCTTTGAACGACTGCAGTAAAAATATCCTTCAGTGCCGCTAATTTTAATTTATACTTAAAGAAAAGTGTTTCATAAAGTATTTGCTGTGTTGCTAAATCTTTTGTTTCAATTACCAAAATATTTTCAATCTGATCTTTATTTTGAACTTTACCTTTTTCGGCACGAATAGTTTCTGATATTTCATCCCATCGTCTAGCTCTAACATCTTTCATTTCTAATTTGAATTGCTCTGATATTCGATTAAGATCTGCTATATAGTCGGCTAGATAAAATTCATACCCTGCCAGCTTCATTTGCTTTTCTTGTAATTCTCCTCCATTATAAGTATTCCAATTCTGTCCTAAATCATTAACAATCTTTTTAATATACTCCATTACGAGAACCGCATCATCTTTCTGATGCTCCATATCAAATTGTTTTTTAGCTTCAAGGAATTTTTCAAGTATTAGGTTCATATTATTCATTAAATAGTTCTATAATTTCTTTTCTATAACTTTCTCTCCCCTTAGAAAATTCGCTGGATGTACTATACCAATCATCTTTTATTGAATCATCTTCTTCATTTTTTACTTTTTCTTTAATTTTATTTAATATTTCTTGGGGATTAGACATATTTACTTTAAATTAACGTAGTCAAATTCTAATTCTACTCTCTTAAGAACTCTATCTTCGATTTCCTTAACCCCTTGATTGCTTAAATTAAATTTTTCGGCAACCTCCTTTAAGCTTTTATGTTTAAGAAATCTTTCTCTAAGAATAAGAATATTTCTTTTATCTATCTCATTAATTAATTTGATAAATGCTCTTTGATTATTTGTAAGATTCTTTACTATCATATACTATATTTACAATTACCAGTCCCGTTCTTTCCGTAGCCGCACCAACGACAATGAACTCCTGGGGTTGGATTAAATTTGTCTTTACTTTCTATTTCATTATAATACTTTTTAAGATACTCTTCAAAGTCTTTCATATCCTGCTCGGTATATTGAACTACCATTTGTTGCGGGACATAGTTATCGTTATTTGCTTTCCCTTTATTATTAACACTATATCTTACTGGAAATATTTTGCCAGTCTTTTTAAAAACAGCGTACGTATATCCTTTACTTTGCGTAGTCTTAATATCCTTCTCTTCGTAATCAAATGAACTTGTCTTATATTCGATAATTTCGTTAGTGTTTCGTCTATCAATAAATCCATAAAAAGGAATTGGAACTCCTTGAATAGGAATACTAAAATTCCATTCTGTTTCTATTGCCTGTCCCTTGACTGGATTTTTAATATATTTTTCAAACATCTTTCTAATCAATCCGAATTGCTCTATATTTTCATTCGTTGGTTTTCCGGATAATATTTGTTTCTTTAAATCTAAAATAATTTGTTCTTTTGTTTCTCCTTTATGAAACTTTTCGAGACATTTATGATAAGCAGTCCCTATAATAAACGCCGGATTAGGTAACTGGATCAATTTTAAGATATAGTTATAATACCATTGAAGCGGACAAGTTTCATAAGTATTTATCTGCGATACTGAAATTGTTTTTACTTTAGGCATATTATTCGTATTTCTCTTCTATTATACCAATTATTTCTGCTACGATTAATAAAACTATACCTGTTATTGGAATAAAAAATATCGCTAAATATCCAAGAATTCTTACTATACTTTTTATCAAACTTATTATTTTATGATTTGACATACTAGACTAACAACGAAATTTTTTTAGCGTTATACTTTTTAAAGATTATCTTTTGAACTGATGGCTCCTTAACTGCTTTTACAGTTTCTTCAAGAGATTGTAATTGGTCGAGATTTTTACAATCATTTATCTTTTTCTCAAGTATAACAGCTTCTTCTGGTATTGCGACTGGTGTAGCTGTTTCTTCAGAAGATGGAGCTCCTGATTGATTAATATCTATATCATCATCAAGCTGGTTCTGTTCATAAAGTTCCTTTCCAATTCCAAGATATCGACAAGCATTTTTGAAAGCTGATGTCCTTGCCCCTTTATAGGCATTAGCAATATTCTTAGCGTAAGCCCCGCCGCTACCTTGAACGAATATTCTAGGGATCCTATCATTACTAAAGATAGTAATAGTAACATCCATTGAAACTGCCCACGCTTTCCCGATTATTTCTTCCTTTCGTATATTTCCCTCAGCTTTCCAGTTACCAAGTCCTACAACCTCATTTAACCGGTTAATTGCCGCCTGTGCGTTATAACCTTTAAACTTCTTACCATCCTCTTCGTAATTGATAATAAACTTTTCTTCGATTGGTGCTGAAAGTTTATCATAAAATACTTTAAAAGGATTCTTATCTTTGACTACTTTCTTTTCTTCTTCCATACAATTATTTAATTAGTTTAACACTTATAACTCTATGTGATCCCATAATTACTTCTTCATTATTTCCATAATCAGCTTCAAAATGTTTTTCAGATGCTTCCTTGGCATTATTAGCCTCAATCTCATGAGTCCCTATCATATTATATCTATAAGTAATTTTAAACTTTTTCATATTTAAAATGGAATATCTCCAATATCAATATCATCACCAGCTGGTTCATCTTCAACTTGAAGAATAGGTAACTCTTCTTGATTAAATGGCTGAACTTCTGTATTAGCAATATTTCCCTGCCAAGTCCCATCAAGAGCATCACTCTTCTTTTTAGGAGATGTAAAATTAAAGAATTTATTTAATTCTTTCTGTAAGACTAATTGCTCAGATAAATTAATGGCTTGTCCCTTTTCTAATAAGATATGCCAATAAGTGTTAGTTCCAACTTTCTTTTCTACTAGATTAAAGTGGGTAACAAACCCCGCCCACGGCTCGTTATCTCCAAATTCACTTTTATAATCAAACCAATTATTATCCCCTGTCATCTTTAATTTGACTCTGACAATAGTTCCGGTCATTTCTAGGTTGACATAAAGAATCAAATACAAATCGAAGTCTTTACTCTTTTTTCCTTTATCGTCCGTTCTGGTGTAAGCTTCTTTAATCGCAGAATACTTTCCTTCAAAGATAATATTTTTTCTATCTTTCTTTTCATAAAGTTGAATAATATTATTCCAACCTTCAAATTCATCTGAACGATATACCATCTCTCCCTCAATGTACTTCTTTTCAATCATGTATCTTTCTTTTAAAATAACACCAGTAATTTCTCCTCCAATAAACTTTTCTTCCACCTCCCCTGACTCTTCATTCTTTTCGAGCATTAAGAATCCTTTCTTAGCCGGGACTTCTACTTCTTGATCTACCCCATCAATATTTGCTATCTTTTTTTCCTTCTTATTATTAACTGAAACGATTGGAACAAAAGGCATTTTAGTAAATTTTGATTGCCCTGCGATAGCTTGAGACTCGTCAATATCTTTTTGACTAAAAGTCGTTAATTCATTTGCCATAAAATTATTATTTAACATTATTAACCTTTTGTTTAAATTCTTCCCAATCCTTAGCCTCAATTAACAAAGAATTAGCAGGAAAAATCCCTACCCTAACGAAGTAATAATCTTCAGATATTCTTCCGTTTGATATTTTTTGATTATGATCAATTACAATTTTTGCCATACTATTTATTATCCTTGATAGTAAGGAAATTAGTTTTTTGTTCAATAACCCCTTCTAGCAATTTACCTTCGACATTTTCATACTTTTCGACAACATCCATAACCACCTTTTTATCTCCTATAACTATGTCGTGTTTAAATGCGTTCTGGATTTCCTTAATATCTATACCTAATCCTTTCAAAATAACAGAATTGGCTGATATCGAAGCAAGTAACACTGATGGATTATCTATTTTGAGAGTCTTTCTCGTTTGACGACTAATAGATTTATCGTCTATTACGACATTAGTTTCGTTATTCTTTTCGAGTAATAAACAAACTTCTTCTCTTAAAACTCTATCTTTCTCTACCAACTCTTTAAGGCGTTCAGTTTCTTTAACAATTGACTCCTCGAACTGTGCCTTTTGTTTTAGAATTAGATCTTCTAACTCTTTTTTTTCCTTATTAACTTCGATAAGTTCTTGAAAGATTGACATATTAAATTTGAGTTTCCTCAATTAATTTAATTAGACTATCACCTTTTTCTAAGCTATTCATAAAATCAAAGATCTTATCTGAATATCCGCCAAGATGTAAGGCTTTACTCGAACTAATATCCTTCGTTCCATAACCCTGTAAATCGAAGCAATAGATAAAGCAATCATTTTTCTTTCTATATTCGTTATAATGAGTCTGAACTCCATAACCATAAGAACCTTCTACCCAACTTTCGTTATCTGACAAGACAATAATTCTATCATACTTAATGCCTTTCTCTAATTGTTCAAGGGCATATTTATAAACTAAAGATGTTCGAGTCCCTCCTCCATTAGCATTTCTAATAATATGATTTGAAATAGTTAAAGTACTATCATTTCTAATTAGTTTAAATTGACCAATAGAAGTATTATATTGAATTAAATCTGCGTCATTAGATTTAAATAATGCTGCTGCTAAGATTGCCGCCTTCTTAATTGGATCACCAGACATTGAACCAGAAGTATCAACAGCAATAAGTGTCTTACCTTCTAATTTAGGAACATTAGACAATGAAATATCAAGAGCTTTAGAAATGGCTTCTAACATATCTTGATTACCTATATTATCATAAGCATTATAGAATCTAAAAGGTAATTGCTTAGAATTTCTTACCGCATTAATATCCGTAATTATATTACAAGCTTTCTTAATAGTAATATCATCCCCATCTTTAGCAATATTTCGTAAGTTACGAAGAAGAGCCATATACCCAATCTTGTTTTCACCAACCAAATCTTTCCAAACTTTTTTCTTATCTTCACCGGAACTTAATCTTGCTTCCCAGGTTTCTGTATTTTTTAAATTTCCATCTATTAAATCTTTCCAAGCTACCTTTTGTTCATCAGTAGCAAACTTTGGATTCGGGTGAGCTAGATTAAAGAGGTCAACAAGCTTAACTTTCTTTCCTTCGCACTTATATTTGGCTAATTGATAAGGACTAAACTTTAACAAAGCGTGACGAATACCTCTTTTAACTTGCTTCGGGATAGGTTTCTTTAATAAGGCTACAAGCTCAGTTAAATCATCTAAGCGTTCAGTTGCTTGCTCGATAACTCTCTTAACAAGATTATCACCTCGATGCTTTCTCGATAATAAACTAATTAGTAATGTAGAAACTGAACGAAGATGAAATTGATTACGAGCTACAATAGCAAGTTTAGCAACAAACAAATCGTCTGTTTGATTAACAAGTTCAGTTATTCTCTTTATTCTTTCACCACCACTTTCATAATACTTATCTTCTAAGAAAGTAGTTAAGACTGCTAAGATAAGTTCAGCCTTAGAATCGTGCTTAAATGCTTTACCACCAGCTAAATTTGCGACCTTGGTGGTTTCTTTCTTCTCATTAAATTTGCTCATAAAGTTTTTTGGGGGAAAATTTAAACGGGCTTGTTTATTCTTTTGCTCTACCAACTGAGCTATCCGTCCTAACGGTCGGAGCTGGACTCGAACCAGCGACCCAAAGATTGCATATTGAAGTATCCGTTTAGTCACCACCCTAATACATATTAATTATAACAAATAATTTTTTAATTTTTGGCGCTAGCTAGAAATGAGCGACTCATAAAAGAGTCTATTGCTTCTCTTTATAGAAGCTTGAGGTAACTTAGAAAATCTAATTCCCATTCTGGAGTCTTTCGACTTCCAACAGCACCCTTTCGGTTGCCGATAATAGTTATTCATTAGATGAACTCATTTGCTTTACAACCAATTATGTGGCGGAAAATTTAAGCAGTGTTGCCAGCCGAAGCTGGTTCTTTTGGGTTTCCCCAAAACAAATTAAATGTTTGTTGAAGTAACTGCTTAAGTTGCAACCACATAGCTGATTATAAATATTATTTATACACGTGTGGCGAGAAGTTTCTAATAGTGTTTTTCGCCAATGAAGTAACTACTAGTCTTACAACCACATATCTATAAACAATTATATTAAAATACTACATTTTCCATATCCCCATCCCATCCTTGATCTTCTTGCTTTTCAATATGTTGTTCGTTTTTATCTATATATTCATCAGTCTTATACTTTTTCATAAACCAATCAAGAAATTGTTTTGATGGACCAATAGATTTATATCCAAGAGGTCCAAGACGACTATCACCATTTATATATTCTTGTGTTGGAATACTTACATATCCTAAAGACTTCTTTGCCTTTTTTTTCTTTTGATAATCCCAAACTTCTTCTATACTATTATTAAATACTAATCCTGACATTTTTATATCTTCAGGAGAAAGTAAACCCATTACAGTAAATCTCCATCCTTCTTCTATCTTCTTCTTAGCCCATTCTTGTCCTTTAGTAATAAATTCTTTGATGTCTTTAGAATTCGTTCCACTTATCATTTTTCCAATAGATTCTGCGCTCTCGTTCAAGTTGTTGGAGTCTTTTGATATCATATATTTTTTCTCCATCTTTTAATATTATTATCGGAGGAGTTCCATCTAATGACTCTATATTCTCCTCGAGATACTTTCCAACTGTTTCAAGAGCTATTCTATAACTACCCATCTTTGATTCAAGATACTTATATACCTTACTAATTTTATCTAGACTAAATCCGATCATCTGACTTGCTACTTTCTCATTCCTTTGAAAAAAGAATCCAGCCTGTTCGTAATTTTCTAATTCAGTTTCTTTAAGTTGTAGAAATTTAGCAATTATTTTTTGATATGGCTTACCTGTTTCTATCGCATATCTTAAATAATAATCCTTGTTCCAATTATCTTTCCAGTAATTTGCCTTCGAATATAATATTCCTTTTTTAGTATTTATTTTATCCGGAAGCTTATTTATGTCTTCCATTGCTTTTTCGAAGGTAGGCATATTTTTTCTATATTATTATTATATGTTATATTTTAAAAAAAATCAACCGTCTAAATTTATTTAATATTAAATTAGTCTGCTGATAACTTTTCAACCTTAAAGTTTATTTTTTAAAATCCGGATTTTAGTTATCCGCAGACGGGGGGTTGACAAAAAAATTTCTAGTGCTTATAATATAATAATAAATTAACTCATATCATATGAAGAAAGACATCTATCATCTGAATATTTTTTAGAATCCTTTTTTGCTCAGTAGCGACGAATAAAAAGGATTTTTTTATTACCGTATCTGAGTAAACAAGAAATATAGACGATGGGTTAAGAGGTGCCATCGAAAAAATAACTCTCTTTCAATATCTGGTATCTTGATATAAAATTGGGGCAACGTCTTTCCGACCTGACGACCCCGACTTGAATTAGGATATCAGATAAATTAGTAGGGACAATGAAGCCTAAAGAAATTTGAATGCTGGATATTAAAGGAACTCCTTTTAGACGAAAGTCTATCTTTACTTTAGTAGACAGCATTTAAACAAGAGGAGCGATAAAGTATCTGTCGTGGCTAGCAGGACCCTAAATCTATATGAACATAATAAACCTTTACTTTAGAATGGTATTAGCATTCAAGGAGTTAAAGGTCGGACTTTGTTAAATAATAAATATATGAGCCCAATTAAACTAGAAAGACAAGAATGTATCGTTTATAGTCGTGTTGTAGGTTGGTTAACTCCAACAAGAAATTATAATCCAGGAAAGGTAGCAGAGTTTAATGATAGGGTCTTCTTTAAATATGAAGAAGGGAAGTAAACTTTATTATAAAGATTACGATGAGGATGATCTTTCTGAAAGTATTCTTTTAGGTATCTGGTCTATAATTTGGAGGATTGGAGTAGTATATCTTGTTATTCGTTTTCTTATCTTTATTATTAAAAGGATTGTGACTTAGGTGGTCAAACTCTTTTTATCATTCTCTTCATCTTATATCCTGTCCTAAATTTAGCTATCCTAATTTCTGGAAGGTCAATCATTTTAAATTTATCAGAAAGGTTAACACCTTTTCTTTTATGACGAATGAATGGTTCAAAAGAACCAAAACCAATTAAATGGATAGCATTTCCATTCCTTAAATTATCAATAATAACATCTTTTAATACTTGAATAATTCTATTAGTTGTTCCAATAGTCATCCCAGCATAAGAAGCTATCTCTCTAACTAAATCCTTTTCTTGAATTTTCATATAGTTAATTTTGAATTGTTGAAGTTGCGGTCTGTTTTCTAAGCCAGTTGTAATTATTTTTCCATTCAGCTATTTCTTTGTTACATTCGTTTAACTCCTCATTCTTATAATTCTGAACACCAATACAAATTTGTTCGGCTATATGTAAAGTATCTTCGTAGGTAGACAACTCACTAACACCTATACACATTTTATTCTTTCTTTCCTTTAATGCTCCATAAAGAATACATAAGTTAGTATAGATAAGAAGAAATGCTGATACAAAGAATATAGTCAAAATAACTTTATAGACTTTCATGATATTATAGCTAGAAATAAAAGAATAAAAAATATCTGGCAACTAACAAAGCAGATAAGAAGGGAAAAGATATTAATGATTACTTCTAGCTTCATATAGTTTTAATATTTTGTCAGTTGTATTAGTAAAGAATGGTATAGCTAATCCTTCTTTGATTAAATTTTCATTAAGTGTGCTTCCGTCTTCGTAAACGATATCGACTAAATATCTTTTATAGATATCTTCTCCAGTAATATTAAACTTAACATCTTCCTCGCTTCCTAATATTTCTATAAGTCCCCAGCAAGTATAATCAAGCGCTTCTTGATATCCTGATTCTCCTTTTTCAGGAGTATCAATATAAGCAAGACGATAGAAATCTATTCCTCCCTTTCCTTGGACAGAAAATGAATCACCATCAATACATTTAAATTGTGGTTCTTCTTTTTTAACTTGCTGACAATAGAATGAAATAGTAATAATTGCTAGGAGAAGCATAAGCCAAAATCCTTGATTATCATTATTCCAGTCTTTTATTCGTCTAATTATCTTCTTCAGTATTTTCATATCTTTGTTCTAAATTATTATCATTCTCTCTTTGATCAAGGCAATCAAGACAGATGAGGGAATCATCATCAATATAACAATGACTCCCTCTCTGCATATCCTCGCCACAATCATCACATTTACAATCAAATTGTGCGATGAATGGCTTCATATTAGACAAGTCCTTTCTTGATTCGAATCTTAAGGGCATAGACACCTTTCCAGCTATGACGACCACCAATCATCTTGGCCAGTTTTTTAGCTGGCATATTGATGTTTGACTTGATCATATTCAACTCTAATTGCGAGTAATGTGGTCGAGCTCCTTTCTTTCTATAACCTCTCTTGATTATTTCTTCTACTTTCTTTTCTTCTTTCTTTGAAATCTCTTTCAACAATTGAATGACGGAAGGACATAATAATTCCTCCGGCTTGTCAGACTCAATTGTAAAGTCTTTGAAAACTAATTTCATATAATAGTAATTATTTTTTGATTAAACTGTCTTACTTAGCTGTTTTTTCTTCGTCTTTTAAGATTGGATCGATAACTTCAGCTTTGAAGTCATTGCCATTCTTCTTTAATAACCAAGCAAGGAAAATATCTTTTCCTTCTGCGGTTAAAATATCATTGGCATCAGTGATACCAACCTTATTAAAAGACTTTTCTGGCTCTTTTTTGAAAGTAAGAGCGAACTTTTCTTTGAGGCTGTTGGCCATAAAATTATTGTTAGATGAATAAATTAATCTAAGATTATAACTATCGTGATTTTTCGAAAGTTTTCCATTTTTATCAAGGATTACATTATTACTTCCATCTTCATCAATCACTCCAGTATCTCCTTCTTCCATTCCTTCATTAGTGCCATTTTTGAATCTTTCTACTCTATCACCTTTCTTAAAATTTGACATACATAATAAATTAAGATTTATTAAACTTCGACCTTTGCTTTTTATAAACTATCTACAAATTGTAATGTCAGAATCGATTGATAGATTATCTAGCTCTTCATCAATCATATCCTTAACATCATCTCTTGTTATAAAATCTTCGTCTTCTTTTTCTACATCTAAGAATTCTTTTAAAGATGCTTTAAATAAATTCGTCTTTTCAATCTTAGAATTTTTATCTTCTAATTCTTGCTCAAGCTCTTCAACACGATTCTCTAATTCATCCATTTTCTGTTTTTGTGCTGAGATTCTTTTTTTTGTTTTATTCATATTTTTGAGATTACCCCTACTTAAATTTGAGAGGTTTTAATTTATAAATATAATCTATTCCCGATTTTGTTCTTTGATAACCAGCACTAAATTCATATCCCTCTCTTTCAAGCTTTGAAATAATAGAAGCAAGACGAGTTATATAATTACGGAGACATTGATTCCTAGTTATATAACCAACAGTAAGTAATTGATTTAACACTCTATTCTTTTGTGTCTCTTTCATATATTTCTACATTTATAACACCTGTAGATAATAAAGCAAGCCGGCTAAACGCGTGACTGCTTAAATCAATTTCCCTTCCTGTGCTTTCCTCAGGACCATAATCGTTAACATAGCATTCTATGATTTTATCATTGTCTAAATTCTTAACTATAAGAGTCTTTCCCTTTTTAAAGCGTCTTGATGCACAAGTATTATGAGTTAGACTCCAGCAAGTATTATCTAGACACTTTTGGTCAAGTCTTTTTAAATCATAGTCATACCAACTAGCTATTCCTTTAATACTATTTATCTGAGGGATTGCGACTTTGGTGGTATGGTTAAAATTTATCTCCGGCTCTATGTAAGGCTTTGGAGAAATATCTAAACCAAAACTAAATCCTATATAGAAGATAATAAGATAACCTATTATAATTATACAATCCTCAGACAGTTTCATACTAATTAATAGTAATGATTCCTAGAGCTTCCATTGATGCTAAAAATGAACAAGCCGCTTGGTATGATAAAATTTTCTTTTCACCATTACACTTATTTAGTGCTTCTAACGATACACTATACATACCAGACACCATAACTGCGTGATCTGTTAACCTAGATCTAGTAGATGCTGATTTAAGAACATATTCCTTTTCCATAAACTTTTGTAAGATTTCTTTATCCTTCAAAGATTGTTTTTCGAAAGCACTGAATCCTTTTGCTTTTGGCTTGACTTCTTTCATAGTTTTATAATTAAATAAATTATTTATTTAATAATCCTCCTGGATTATTCTTTTTCTTTTTTAAAGCTCTATGAGCTTGATGCTCATTACCAATTAGATTGGCAAGAGTCGTTGCTCCATAATGACGACAATTTGCTACAGACTCTTTGATTCTTGCTTGCTTGTTTTTGCGTCCTTTCATTGACATAAAATTATATTAGTTTATTAGTTACTTTCCAAGCTATCTTTCCATACTCCAAGATAGCAGTCGGACTCTCTTTCTTTAGATTATGTGTGATTGCTTGAGTCAAGGCATTATAGTAAGTCCAAACAGTTTTGTTTTCTTCTTTTTCAAATTGTTCTGCAGCTTTTTCAAGAAGATATTTAGGTAAGCTTACTATTTTACTACTAAATAATCCAACAGGATATTCTCGCAAGGTTTTCTGTGTCATTTGCGACAGGAGTGGAATACTATTATGGAATTGAGCAATTAAATAATCAATCTTTTCTCTTAAAGTAGCTATCTGGATTTCAGCACCACTGCCAATATGTCGCTGGCTATATGTAAAGAGTTTGTTTCCTATTACTAAGCCATTAAGACATACTAACCTAAATGCCCCTAATATAACTTGAAGAGCATTACTACCATCATAACTATTCTTAACAACAAATTGTAATGAGACAAAGTCTCCTTTTTCTACCTCACCTTTAATGTTGTCTAGTTTGAATGTAGCAAACATAGACGAACCGCTTTCATTTAACTTAATCATTCTTTGATGTTCTATTCCAACTAGTGCTTGCTCAAAAGCATTGATAACATCTTCGTGTTTAAGCAATCCATATTTAGAAGATACGACTCCTAGAATATTATTATTATCTTCTCTGATAATAACTTTTCTTTTAGGAATAGCTATATCACGATGAAAGTTTTCTAGATTGTCTGTAAATATTTCTTGTTCCCTAACTGCGAATTGATAATTGTTCATATATTTATAATTGATTAATTTTATCTTTTATTTCTTTGATTAATTCTTTTGAATAATATTCTAGATTTTTATTGTATGTTATATCTACAGTCTTTGTTTCTTTATCTATCTCATAACTTAAGTCTGAGAAGAACATCATTTGAATCCAAGCAAACTTTACTTTCCAATCCTTTGGTAACTCTTTTAATAGTCTTTCTCCAACTGATTGCTCTTCACTGAAAGAAATGTTACAACCCTCTGTTCCTTCTTTTGTTGAACTTGAAATGTTGTTCATATTATTAGATTAATTAATTATACTATTATTATAGCATAATTTTGCCTGAAATTAAAGAGGTAAATAGCAGAGGTGTTTTATATTTACCTAATATTACTTAATTCTTAATAACATTCCAGCCGCAACGAATCCATTAGCCATTAACCATTTAGAAGTAGCGCCTAATTCTTTAAGTTCTTGGCATACTTGTTTGACTTCATCTACTTCAAAGAATTCTGGAAATTTAATATTACCTTTTTCATCAATTGGTATTTTCTTTTTATCCATTTTTGAGAAATCTTGTAGAATAATACTTACTTGATTTGCTAATTTTTTGTTATCCATATGTTTGCGACTTTGGTGGTCAAAAGAACTTCACCAAGGTATTAAATAAAATTATTAATAAGAATGATAGTATAAAAATAATAACAACTACCGTCAGTTTTTGTCTCATAGATTTTAATAAGAATTATAGAAGAACATTTGTCATTGATTTTATCCTAACCTTAAAGAAGAAAGAATAGATATCAATGAGTCTAAAAATTATAAGCCTTTCAATCCGCGCCGGCTATATGAAAAGGTGTGTAAGAGTTTCATTCCACCCCAATTACCATTAGCATCATATATACGAATAAACCTTGGACAAATAGCATAATAGTATTCAATATCAGAATGTAGTTCTTGGCAGATTCCGAAACCGCATTTATCATTACGATATTTGAATCCTGCTTTCTTAGCAAATATTTTATCATCCCTATCTTGGTTATTGGTTAATGATTGGATAAGTCTTGCTCCAAGATATTCTACATCCCAATAACCACGATGCTTTAAAAAGTCTTTAACATATCTTCTTAGAAGAGGAAACGTTCCTAATGGATATCCATCACTGTGTTTGTAGATTAAGACATCTGGTTTTTCTAATCTACACTTTTTGTCGTAATAGATTCCAATTTGACATCTTGTTGACATAAATTTAAGTTTAAATATTATATTCTATCCCCTAAGTCCAAGCCTAAGTATTATATCTTGGTTGACCTTCTAGAAAGGTATAATTGTATTACCAATTAGTTTTTTAGTCTTATAAGGAATAGAATAAAATATTCAAAGTGTTGTCAAAGTTCCGGCGGTATATGTAAAGCATTTAGTTAGTGGCACATACGTAGTCAATAACTATTACAATTAGACGTTGTAGAAGTCAATTCTTTCAAGGTCGTATATATCATTAACGATTCTTTTAGCTTCTTTGATTGTTGATTCATATCTATCTGCTACCAATTGGTAAGCCATTTTCTTTGTTGAAGTAGCAAGTAGAATATCATCTTCGTGTTTTAGTAAATAGATTTTAGCCATATGATTGATAATAAATAATAATAGTTAATAATTGGTAATTGATAATTGATAATTGAATGATAGATTGTGCGTATACCGGACATCCCCTCCTCACCTACACCCTTCCTTAAATTAAATCCAGAACCCAGGAGCTAGTAATACTATTATAATCTTCAGTGTTAACGCAGAATTACTTTAAAGTTTCCTTCTACATCATACACATTCAAAGATTACATTCTTGCTAGCTCCTAGATAAACTACTGCTTCCAAGCCTGGTCGCTTAGGAGCAGAATGTCTATCTAGTCTTCATCAATGTCAATGCCAATGGATGGCATCTTGAAAGTCTTCTTAGATTTAATATTAGAGGGTTTGGTGACTTCCTCTAAGGCTTCCGCCTTTAAACCTAATTTGATTTCTGCTAAGTCTTGGTAGTCTTCTAATGTCTTAGTAAAGGGTTCTAACTCCTTCATTAAGCCGTGTGCTTTTAAGACTCTAACCATTTCCGTCTTATCCCATTTTTGTTTATCTAACCAATGAAGGTCATAAACTTTGATTTCCAGTTTTGTTTTTGCCATATAATTATTATTAGTAAGTAGCTAGGCAAGGTAGTGCTACTTAATATATATTAGATAGTCTATTGCTTGCCTTAATTTTTAAATTGCTTTTCTTTATTATGCTTATATAATAGCATAAATTTGCTTTATTTTAAAGTATTAAATGTATGAGGTGTTTAAGATTAAATAAGAAAGCAGTGGGGGGTTCAGAATCAGAATCAAGATGCAAGCGGTGGTATCGTATATATAATACCCACATGTATAATTTCTCACACCTCCTCATTTCAATATCATTTCCTCCATTCCTGTATCATTTCATACCACTTTACAGAACCCTTTTATCTCATAGATTATCTTAGAGACTCATTGATATATCAATGAAGTGGGGCATTCTAAAAATAAAACTATTTTATCTTAATTTTAAAACACTAAATTAAAAAAAATCATAGAAAAAAATTTTAACATTTTCCTACTTTTGGGGATAACTTAATCTTTTATTTAATATTAGGATATTATAAAAAGGTTTAAAGAGGGTTGACTTTTTTTCTTAGATAACATATAATATAATCAACGAATATCATTATGGCAACTTTAAATCAGAGACAAACTGAATTTTGCGAAGAATATGTAGCCAATGAGTATAATGCGACGAAAGCCTATAAGAATGTATATAAACAAAATGACGACAACGCCGCGGCTGTTGCAGCTCATAAGCTTCTAAGAAATTCTAGAATAATTGAGAAGATAAAAGAGATCGAAGGTGATTATAGAATTATCGGGCATCGTCTTGGTATAGATAAAAAAGTAATATTGAGTAGATTACAGGCCTTGTTAAGTGCTAAAAAACAGGTCTTTTTTAATGGGGAAATGGTTGGTGAGGTAGATGATAATGCGAGTGTTAACAAAGCTATTGAATCTATATTAAAGATAATGGGTGATTTTGCTGCGGAGAAGAAAGAGATTAGTATTGATGAATCTGATGTTGATATGTCTAAAATGACAGATGAAGAAAAGAAAGAATATAAGGATAAGTTAATGAGAGCATTAACTGAGTAGTTGGCTTAACTCTCAGCGTATAAGTTTCAACAAACTAACGCAGTTATTATTAGGTAGCAGTTTACCATTAATAATACTGGAAACCCTCGACTATTGAAATGTATACCTGAGCGTTCCTCACATATACGCCGAGGGTTAAGTCCGCTATTTATGAAACGAGGAAGAAAACCAGGCTTTAAACATTCTAAAGATACAAGAACTAAAATTGGATTAAAAAATTCTATATCTCATAAAAATTTAAAGCAAACTGAAATAACAAAAGAAAAAATTCGTGTTAGTGTTAAGAATTCAATAACACCAGAACTTAGAAAATTATATAGTGATTCAAATAAAGGACCTAGAAATCCAAGTTGGAATAATGGAAAATCTTATGAAACTAGGGATACTATTGAATATAAAATTTGGCGATTAGGAGTATTTTCAAAAGATAATTATACTTGTCAGAAAACAGGAATTAAAGGAGGCTATCTCGAAGCACATCATATAGAGAATTTTAGTAGTAATAAAGAGTTAAGATATAAAGTTTCTAATGGCATTACTTTTTCTAAAGAAGCACACAAAGAATTTCATAAGATTTACGGACAAAAAAATAATACATTAGAACAAGTTTTAGAATTTATAGGGTTAAGCTAATTATGATGGATATAAAGGTGGCTCTCCGAGAAGCAACAAGGTTGTTAACTTGGGAAAAATATTTAGCGAAGCCTTTCAGTAGGCGAGTAAAGTTCCTTCGAAAGTGTAAGAAAGAAGATATTACAGAATTACCGTATATAATTGAGGATTTTTTCTGGTAATATCTAAAGAATGTCAGGGGTGCCTTCGACTAAAACAAATTAACAATGAGCCGACTTCCCCTGGCTTTTTCTCTTCTATGCCTTATAAAATTAAAGGAAATAAAGTAATAAAAACGAGCACTGGAAAGATTGTTGGATATTCTGATAACCCAAAACAGTATCTAAAAGTATTAAGAGCCGTTGAGCACGGCTGGAAACCGAATGAAAAAAAGTCTAAATAGGTATATAGTAAGAAAGTATATTATGGCTGATAGCGCTGCCCAAGCTATTAGACGCGATAAAGTGTCGCCAGTAAATGATGTATGGGTCGATGAGGAATGGAAAAAAACTAAAACTGGTGCTTCGGCAATTGGATTTATGGGCGAGAAAAATGAGTACGATAACGAATAAATATATGGGATGCTCAAAAATGAAACCAAAAAAGAAATAAGCCTTCCTAGCTCAGTAGGAAGAGCAGTAGTTTTGTAAACTACAGGTCGTCGGTTCGAACCCGGCGGAAGGCTCATGAGGTACGAATGGGTGTACCATTAAGTTCATTAAAATCTGCGGTCAATATCAAAAACTATGACGAAGAAATTAGTTTTGCGGTTAGGGAAACTGCCAACAGTAGAAGAACTACTGAAGCTTATGAATAGTAAGCTTATTACCCAAGAGGAAGCAAAAGAAATTCTCTTTAACGAGAGTGATGTTGACGAGAGAGATAAAAAGAGTTTAGAAGATGAAATAAAGTTTCTTAGAGAGTTAGTTGAAAAATTATCTAATAGTAATAATTCAACTATTATTGAGAAAATAAAATATATTGAGAAACCTTATTATCAAACACCGTGGTATAAGCAATATGATGTTTGGTGCGGTGGGTCTATAAATGATAATAAATTTTTATGTAGTGAAACTGCACAGAATTGTAATTTTAATAACATAAAAACATTCTAATTAATTTTTTGACCGCAGATTTTAGTGAATAAAAGTTCTTTAAAACTTGAAGTCAAGTTATGTCAAGTTAAAGTAAAGTTATGTCAAAGTACAAAAAATATCTTATAATTGATAGTGCTAATAACGACACTGTCACTTACGGGGTAAAAGATATTATCACCGATGATGTCCCAACATTTAATAAAGTTGGTGATTTGTGGAAAGGTAATAAGTTAGCAACTTATGATTTTATTCAGCAAAGATTAAAATCAATAAGTGGTAGAGTGTTGACAATAGTCGATGCGTCTATCCCAGAGGGTAAGCAGAATAAGTGTGTGAAAGATTTAATCAGAAAAGAGTTTGTTGATGAGTTTATTTCTTTATCTGAAATGATGATAGATTTAGGTGAGGTGGAGATGAGTGAAGTGAGTGTACCTATATGTAATAAAGACATTTTAGGTTCTTAATTAAAAACTTAGATAGCAAGTTGACTTCAAGTTTTAGAGAATTGTTTATTAAACCATCAACTTTAAGTTGGTGTACCCGGTCTTGCTACTAATTCAAATATTTCACGAATTTGAATTGGTGGTTTAGTAAATAATAGTGAGGTGGAGAAATGGCATCTCGACGGTCTCATAAGCCGTAGTTACGGGTTCGACTCCCGTCTTCGCAACTAAGAATTAATATAATGAAAGATGTCGAGTATTTAAAAAAGTTACAGGAATCAAAAGAATTACAAGATGTAGAATGGTGGGAATGTCATGATGATCCTTATTATTTTTTAACTAATTGGGCATTTACATTAGATGTTCATGACCCTGATAATTCGGTTAAAACATTTCCAGATCAAGAATATCTTAAAGTTTTAGTAGATCTATGGATTAAAAAACCATTATTATTAATTCCAAAGACGCGGCAAATGAAGATGTCTTGGCTTTTTACGAGTCTATATTTGTGGGATACCCAATTTCATCACGGGCGTCTTACTTTCTTTCAAAGTAAGAAAGCTGAAGATGCGGACGATTTAGTAAAGAGAGCAAAGTTTGTTTATGATCATGAACCAAAGTTCCTTAAAAGATATTTTCTCGATGGTAGATTTAGAGATCTTCATGTTAATCCGCAACATAATGGAAAGCACACAGAAGGAAAGATGACATTTCCGGAGATTAATTCTGAAATTCGTGGTATACCAGAAGGTGGGGATGTTATTAGAATGCACACAGCGTCAGGAATTTTGGAAGACGAAATGGCTTTTCAACCCGAAGCTAAAAATGCGTTTACAGCAGCTAAGCCGACAATTTCGTCAAAAGGTCGTTTTACAGGGTTAAGTACGGCAGAAGATAATACTTTCTTTCAAGAAATGATATTTGATTTGCTCGAGGTCTAGTATGTTTTCAGATGTAGACAAACCAGAATTAATAAGAGGACTTAAAGTTTGGGAAAATCCAGGCAATCAGTTTACTGTTGCTATGCTTCACTACACCGCAGATCCTGACAAAGACCCAGATCGTAATGGGAAAGAGTGGTATGAAAAAGAAAGAAAAGGGACATTAAAGTCTACTTGGCTTAAAGAATATGAAATAGACTTCACGACGAAGTCAGGTAAATTAATTTTCGGACCAGAATTTTGCGATTTTGATCCGAAGGTACATTTTATCGATTCATTTGAATTACCAGAACCGTATGAATTGTTGCTTTCGTTAGATTTCGGGCAAAGAAATCCGACGGCAGCATTAGTTGGTGCTTGGACTGAAGATAATTGTTTATATATTATAGATGAATATTATAAACCAGCTCTTCCATCAGTAAGTTCTAAGGAAATGTTCGAGAAATTCGGTTATTTAATGGGATTTGATCCTCTTGGAAAGTCATTGAGAGAAAAAAAACAGGCAGCTGATAGAACTTTTTCTATAAAAGTTATAGATCCAAGTACTACATCAAAGAATCGAACCAAAATTAAGCAAGGAGAGGAGATTCCTTATAGTGTTATCGAGGATTTTGAAGATCATGGGTGGGAATTTACACCAGGGGATAATCAAGTTTCTGCTGGTATAACAAGAATACAGGAGTATCTCCAGTTAGATGATCAAGGAAGATCTCATATTTATATTTTTAAAGACAAATGTCCTTTCTTGTGTCAGGAATTTCGTAATTATAAATATAAGGAGTATAATGATAACATGAAGAGACAGAAAAATGAACCGGAAGAACCTGTTAAGAAGGATGATCACGCCGTCGATAGTCTTCGTTACATGACGATGACACGACCTGCTACCCCACAAAAAGCAAAGAAGCCTCTCACGAGGATTCAAAAAGATATAGCTAATTTACTAAAACCAAAAGTTATTTCAGATAACGATTGGGATCAAACTTAAAAAGTATGAAAACAAGTTTAAAGAGATTCGTTACAGAATCACAGGTAAAGTTAAAGTTATCAGAAATTATTGATGCTGGATTTTCTTTAAGAGAAATTTCAAAGATAAAACTTCCGGTGTTACTCAGTTTTCAGATTTCATTATTTCTTAAAAGTGTTAATCCAATTTTCGAAAGTTATAATGAGAATAGAAAAAAGTTATTAGAAGAATTTGGGATATTAAATCTAGAAAAAAATAAGTATGATTTTCCTATTAAAGGAAATGAAAACAAATATAATAAAAAGTATCAGGAGTTAATTAGTCAAGAAATTGAAATTAATATTCCTAATGTAAAACTTTCAGATTTAGGAGATATTAAAATTGAACCTGGAGTTCTCGAAAGTCTTACTTGGTTTTTTAAAGAATAATATGAAAAAAGAAAAAGGTATTGATATCCCCGTTAACAAGGATATCGAGTCAAGAATGAGATTAGAAAAATTCGCGGCTGAATTAAAACAACTTCAAGAAAATTACGGCATAGGAATATATGCTGTCAATCAAGTTCAGCAGAATGGTGAAGTTATACCAATAGTAAAATTAATTGATAATAAGAAATAGTATGACCATAAAACCTAAAGAAGGTATTCTGTTAATTAGAAAGCATAATAAAACAGCATTAAAAGCAGATATTGTTACAGTCGATGATGATGAGGATAAGCGCTTAATTACAGGAGAAGTAATTGCTGGTGGAAAAAAATATCCGCCCAAAACTACTGTAATATTCGGTAAATATGCTCTTTATCTCTTAACAATACAAGAAGAGGATTTCTGGCTCTTAGATGAAGAAGATGTCGTAGGTACATGTAATTATTTAGAAAAATAGTATGATAAAACAATTACTTTTTGGGCAAGATGCGAGGGAAAAAATCAAGAAAGGTGTTAATATTTTGGCAGATGCTGTTGGATCAACACTTGGCCCGAGAGGACAAAATGTTATCTATGAAGAAAGTTCATTTCCAACTATTACAAAAGATGGTGTAACTGTGGCACAACAAGTTTTTCTTGAAGACAAGTTTGAAAATATGGGAAATATGACAGCCCGAGAAGCTGCCGAGAATACAAATCGCGAAGCTGGGGATGGAACTACAACGACTATTGTCTTGCTTAGAGAAATTTTTAATGAAGGATACAAAGCTATAACATCAGGAATGAATCCAGTTTTATTAAAAAGAGGGATGGATGAAGCAGTAAAAGGAATTCTTGAAAGTTTAGATAAACAAGCTAAGAAGATTACAACTGACGAACAGAAAGAGCAGGTTGCTATAATTTCAGCAAATAATGATACAGAGATGGGAAAGATGATTGCATCTGTTATTAAAGAAGTCGGGCAAGATGGAGTTGTTACAGTTTCAAGTTCTAATAATCTAAAGACAGAAGTCGAATATATTAAAGGAACAAAATTACATAGTGGATATGAAAGTCATTTATTTATGAATGATCGAAGAACACTTTCAGCAGTAATGAATGAACCTGAAATTATTATCACGACTGAAAGAATAACGATGTCTTCTCAAATATCTCCAATTATTCAGAAATGTCTAGCATTAGGAAAAAAGAATATGGTTTTATTCGCTGATGTTATCGAAGGACAAGCTCTAGTATTTTTAGTACAAAATTACTTACAAGGAAAGTTTACTTGTGTTCCTGTTAAGATTCCATCTTTTGGAGGATATCAAAGAGATTTGATATATGATTTAGCAGCATTAACTGAAGCAACAGTTTTAGGACAACAAGATGCTAAGAGAATTGAAGATGCTGAACCGACGGATCTTGGAAATGCTAAAACAGTTATTATAGGAAGAGAGAGTACAATCATTTCAGGAGCAGAAGGTAATATTAAAGATAGAATAAAAGAAGCAAAAACTTTATTAAATGAAGAGAAAGATCTTTTTAAGAAAGAAAAACTTCGTCAAAGAATAGGAAGACTTAATGGAAAAATTGCTAATATTAAAGTTGGCGGGGCAAGTGATAGTGAACAGTTAGAAATTCGTTATCGAGTCGAAGATGCCGTCAATGCTACTCGTTCAGCAATTGAAGAAGGAATAGTCGAAGGAGGAGGGACAGCATTACTAAGATGTTATCAATCAATAAAATATCCATCGGGCACAGGAATGAAGGAAGAATGGGAAGGGTATAGAATTATTGTTGATTCGTTAAAAGCTCCTTTACGAAAGATAGTAGAGAATGGTGGTCTTGCCGGTGATTCAGTAGTTGCTAAGGTTTTAGAAGGAAAGCTGGGATATAATGCCCTTACTAATAAATATGAAGATTTATTTAAGACTGGAATCATTGATCCTAAAAAAGTTGTAAGAAATGAAATTATTAATGCTGTAGCAACAGCAGGTATTCTTTTAACTAGTGGATGTGCTATTGCCATTAAACCAATTAAGGATTAGTATATGGAAAATATAATTTTAGCAGTAATATTTATAGGGACATTAGCTTTTATTTATTTTTGGCAAGATAAGAGAGATAAATCAGAAGAAACGAGATTTAGAGAATTTGTTATTGCTAATAAAGCAAAGAATGTAGATGAATATGTTACAGCTCTTCCATCTTCTGAAAAAATCGAATTACCTATTGAAGAAGAATTAATGGATGTCAATGATGTTGAACCTGAAGAATTATTACAAGCTATCAAAAAACAAAATGAAAGTAAGTAAAATAACAATAAAACAAATTATTCCTGATAAAGGACATATTGGGTTTGTTTCTTTACTAATTGATAATTGGTTGTTTTTAAATAATATTGCTGTATTTACAAGATTAAATAATCCCGAAAAGATCCGTCTTGTATTTCCAGAAAAAAAGATGGATGATAAAAAGATTAGTCTTTTTTATCCACTAACTTCTGATGCTTATTTTGAACTGGAAAAGGCAATACAAGAAAAACTTAAACAAATATGACCTTAAAAGAATTACAGAGTGATTCGATAAAAGAAGGAAATAAAGAAGTTGCTGCCTTTATTGATCAACTCTATACACAAACTTTATCAAAATACATGAAGTTACACCGTGATTGGTATCTTCATGATAGATTCGTTAGAGGTGATCATTGGATAATTTATAATAGAACATTAAATAGAATACAGTCATTACCAGCTTCTGATGGTGAAATTCGTCGTGTTATTAATAAAATTAGAACACAATTAAGAGGTGTCAAGAATTTTATTAAAAGAAACCAACCAAGATGGGAAGCACAACCTGATGATATTACTGATGAAGCCCTACAGAATGCACAAAAAACCAATAAGATTTTACAGTATTATTATAGAATTTTAAAAATTAAACCACTATTAACAGATATTATAGTTTCTGGGCTAAAGTATTCTACAGGATTCGCCGAAGGTGCTGTCGTTAAAACTGGAACTGAAACTAAGATTAGTATGTGGCACGATGATACATTTTCGTTACTTTTAGATTTAGATGCTCCTTATTTACAAGATTGTCGCTTTATTATTAAAGCAGTTAAAAAGCCAGTTGCTCAAGTTCAAGCAAACAAAAGTTATAAGATAACTGGGAGTGTTACACCAGACAGTAAACAGAATGGAGGTTCTACATACAAAGAAATGTTGGAACAAGAAAAATATGGAGTAGATGGAAATAAAGGAATGGCTGATCTTGAAACTACATTAGTTAAAGAGTTATGGGTTAAATGGATTGACGATTCTGGAAAAGTACATGTTAAAATATTAACTAATGTTTGTGGACAATTAGCTAGAGTTCAAGAAACTAAATATCGTCGTTATCCTTTCTTCTGTTATAATCCTGAAAGAGAGCCTGGGGCAATATATTCTGATGCTTGGATTAAAGATCTTATTCCAATGAATAAATCGTTAGATAAGAGTGCGTCACAAATTGAAGGATATATTCAAAGAATGCTGGCTGGTAAGTATATGATTAAGCAAGGTGTTGAAGTTAGTTCGATTACTGATAAAGGTGCTGAAAAAATTTATTATAAGGGTTCAGTTGCCCCTACACAGTTACAATTACAACCATTACCTAGTACTCCATTTTCATATACTAATAGTCTTGAAAGATGGATTGAAGAGGGCGGAGGTATGAGAGAAGCATCACTTGGTAGAGCTCCTTCTGGAATTCAATCTGGTAAAGGTGTTGAAGCTTTACAGGCTGCTGATGCTGGGACAGTTGCTGAGCCTGTTGAAAATCTACAAACATTCTTAGAAGAAATATCTGAATTTATACTTGAAGTTTTAACAGATTATCAAATTACTTCAATGAAGATTATTGAAGGAAATGAAGCAATTAAGTTTATTGGAAGCGGTGTTGCTGATAAGAATGTTCCTGAAGATACGATGAAATTAAAACCTTTAGATGTTCGTGTTTCTATTGTTCCTGAAATTGCTTATAGTGAAGATGGCAAGTTTGAAAGATTAATGACACTTGCTAATGCGCAAATGATTGATCCTGAAACAGTTCTTGAAAAACTTTCTGTATCTAATGTCGGTGAAATTATTCAAAGAATGAAAAAGAGACAGGAAGAAGGATTTAAGCAAGAAATTACAAAACAAAATGCCTCACATCAATCTGCTGGCGGTGGAGGAGCTCCTCAGGATACTGCCGATTTAGCTGACCAGGAAAATATGAAGATGGCTAGTGGGCAAGAAGTTCCATTGACCCCTCAAGTATTATGGACACCAGAACATACGGAATTACATATCGCATTCATACAAGAAAATCAAGATGCTTATAAACAAAAGAAAGATCTATTCGATGCTCATATAGCAAACGAAGAGCAATATCAATCAAGTAATCAGAGATAATTATATGAATACTAAAAAAATGGTTTTAGATGCCTGGAAATCAGGAGAAGCTATAACAGCTCCAGTTAAATTAGCGAAGACTGTTATTTCAACTGCTATTCAGCCAATTAAAACAAAAAAAGCACAGGACGAAATGATAAAGAAACATGTTGATACGAAGGTTGAAAAAGATATGAGAACATGGAATCCAATGAAAAAGACGACAAATAATATGATTTCGGCAAAGAAAGAATTAGATAAAAAGATAAAGAAAGATTTAGGAAAGAAAGGAATTTACTAAAATAAGTTTAATTTAATATAATACGCTTTCGTTTCTGAGCGTTATCAGAATCGTTAACGAAAAATTTATGAGTGAAGTCAAAGAGGAAGTAAAAGCAGCTATTGATGCTGCAGCTGGAGAATCTTCCGTTCCGGCAGAAGTTGTATCCGCTGCTCCTGCGGTTAAAGAGCCAGTTATAGAACCTGTTGTTCCTATAATTGATAAAGATCCGTCAGAACTTAGAAAGCAGATTGACAATCTAAACACTGCTTTAAAAACAGAAAGAGAATCTAGTAAAAGTAAGTTAGGTGAGCTAACTAAAAAATTAGATGAATCTGTTGCTGTTTTAGATCGGTTTAAAAATGTCTTTGTTCCAGAGGTAAAAGAAGAACCAAAAGAAGCTATTTACGCAACCCAGGAAGATGTTGAAAGAGCTGTCGAAAAGAAACTCCAATCTTTAAAAGAAGAAGAGTCTCAAAATCAGAAAGTTCTTGAATACAAGCAAGAGATTAAAACTCTTGAAACCGAATGGGATGGAAAAGATGGAAAACCATCTTATAATGATCAAGAAGTTTTAGAGTGGCAGAGATCTAATGATAAATTAGTTTTATCTCCACGAGATGCTTTTCTTCAGATGAAGCATAATGAGATTATTGATTATGAAGTTAAACAAAGACTTAACGGAGTAAAACCTGCTATAGATGTAGAAAGACCTTCCTCAGTTGGTGGAGATCATCAACCTGATAATTCAAAGATTGATCCAAATATGGATACAAGGGATGCAATTCGTCAGGCAATTGAAGAAGCGTCAAAAGAGATGTAGCTTATAAATTAAGTTATATTCTATTCTGAAATAGAATTAAAATAATATGAGTCAATCCGTAAGCAATCTAGCCAATGCGGCTATGAGAGTCTACGACAAGGTTGTTCACGATCAAGTTTTTAAAAAGAATGTCTTGTTCATGAATATCTTACGTAATGTTGCTCAAGAAATTGGTGCAACTACAAAGTACATTTCTCTTCATTATGATAGAAATGTGGGGTCTGCGGCTGGATCCGAAACTATTGTTTTGCCTACTGCTGGTAATCAACAGTACTTACAAGCTAGTGTGTCGATGAAGTATAACTTCCACACTGTTAGCATCACTGATGTTGCTATTAAAGCTTCAGCTCGTTCTAAAGAGTTTTTGGTTAACGTTCTTGAATCCGAATATCAAGGTGCCAAGAATGATATGCAAAGACAGTTAAGTCGTCAAGGATATGGTGTCGGAACTGGTGTTATTTGTCGTGTTAATGATGCGTCTCCGGATGTAACATTAACATTTGATACTCCAATGGTTGGTAAATATCCTATGGATTATTTTTCAGTTGGAAATGGGCTTATGTTCTCAAGTGCGTCTGATGCGGCAACTTCAGCGGCTTATACGACAGTCTCAGCTATCACTGGTAATTATACGATGACTATTGCGGATGCTACTGGTGTTGCTGATGATGACTATGTCTATTTGGCTCATACCAATGGTACAACTCCGACAGTTTCTAATGTTAATGCCGAAATGATGGGTCTTAAAGGACTTATCGATGATGGTACTAATATTGATACTTTCGAAGGTTTAGCCCGTACATCCTATATGTGGTGGCAGTCCTTTGTTGATGATTCAGCTACACAGCGTTCATTAACAGATTCTCTATTACATTCTACTTTCTTGGAAGCTAAAAAGAAAGGTGATCCGAAGTATATTTTAACATCCTTTGATGTTACTTCTGCTTATGGACAACTTTTGACTCCGGATCGTAGATATGGTACTGAGTTAAAGTTGGAAGGTGGATTCTCCGGTGTTGGATTTAATGGTATCCCAATGGTTGCTGATTATGATTGTCCGTATGATGAGGCTTACTTCATTGATCCTTCTACATTATCAGTTGAAGATTTAGCTCCTATGGCCTTCTTAAATGAAGACGGATCTATCTTGGATAGAAGTTCAACCCAACCGATTTGGAATGCTACGCTTCGTTATTATGCTAACTTAGCGAATAAAGCTCCGAATCAATCTTCGGCTCTCCGTGATGTGATTAAATAGTTAATTTAGTATCCCTCCTCGTTATTAATTTAGCGAGGAGGGGGTCAACTATCCCTTAAATATGATAAAAGATAGAAATTTAGATCTATTAGCAAGAAAACAGTATGTAATAATGAAACCTGATGTCGCCGCTAACAGCATTGTTAATGCGGAAGATATTTCTGGTTCTTCAGTTGTTACTGCTACATTAGTAAAGACATTACTTGATTATCCTCGTAATTTACTTTATACATTGGCAGATAACTCTTCTAACACACTCGAAGCTGTCTTTACTACGGTCGGCGAAGATCAGTTTGGAAATGTTGTTTCTGAAGCTGTAACTGTAGATTATAGTACAGCAGCTACAACTGCTGGAACACAAATCTTTTCGAAGATTACTTCTATAATTATTGATGCTACTAATCAAGCTGCTTCTGATACAGCTTCTGTTGGAGTTGTTATCGCGGCTGATGTTGCTTCGTTTGGATTACCAGATAAAATTGGTGCTGTTACTGATATAAAGAATATCGCATTTATTGATAATGGTGTTGTCAAACCTCAAAATATTGATTCAACATCTATCGTAACTGCTAGACATTGCTTTAGACCTGAACAAACTGTCGAAATAATTGATGATTATATCATCACTTATAAAAGTTCGTTTTATAGATAATAAATAAAACTACCTGGTGCTTATTATAGTAGATATCTACTTTCGAGAAATAAGCTAAGTGTCGCGTTAGAACAGCCTTGTAGTTTAACTTAACAAGTATATGAAATTAAAAAATAATACAGAAGAATTTATCGTAGTTTTTTGTGGAAAGGATTATAAAATTCCATCAGGAGAATTTGAAGTTTTTTCTGAAACTTTAGGACTTTTTATTCTTAATAAAGCTAGAAAATGGAATAAAGATATTACTACAGTTACAGAAAAGAAAACTGAAGATATCCGTATTGAAGTTAAATCTAAGATTTCACAAGAAATTATCAAACAGACTAAAGAAACTAAAGTACAAAAATCAGAAGAAAAACAAGATAAATTAAAAAATTCTCAGAAGATTGAAGAACTAACAAATAGTTTGTAGTATGATTCTAATTGATTCAAAACCAGAAAATATTGTTTCTATTCTAGGAACTGGTCAAGAATTATTTATAATAAATAATGCTATTTTAATGCAGATATTTATTAAACCTGAAACTACAACTACTACTTATGATTTTTATCTTGAAGATATCAATGGTAATTATGAATAGTATGAGAGATATAAAAAAGTATGATAAATTACTTAAAGTTAAAAAAAATTTAGATGGTTCTATTCAAATTATTCGTCAAAGTCCATTTAATAGTCAAAAGGAATTCGAAATCATAGAGATAAAGAATAAATATTCTGGAAGTTTTAGATGGATAATAGATAGATTAATTAAAATGGATACTAGAAAATTTGATATTGTTGGAAAATGTATGCGTAATAATTCAGATATCCGAAATCAAAAAGAAGATGATAGAATGACTAAAGATATCGCAGATTTCTGGGAAGTTGGTGGTGAAAGTATTTTACTTAATTAAAAACAATTTGATCTTTGTTACGAAAGGGGGGCGAATCTAATTCGACTTTCTGAAAGAAAAATTAAATTGTTACAATCATATGTTAATGGATAAACAAGGAAAAATTACTCCAAGACGGGGAATGCCTACAGATGATATTTATTCATCTCATCGTCATGTTGTAAGGTCTGCTGAAACAATACAATTGTATTATTTAAATTCAGGAGTTTACACTATTGATGGTGGTCAGGCAGCCGGAACTTCAGTTTTTGGAAAAACTGCTTATAGTCCAATTTTAAGCACATTTGGATTAGGTGTTGCTTCAAAAGGAAATACATCATTATATTTTACTAGTACAGCACTTACACAAGAAGTAGAGTTAGAAGACGCTTGTTTTGAAGCAATGGATTATAAGACACCCCTTGAAGCCCTTACTGGATTAACAGAAAATTTATCTAATGGGCAGTATGTTGTAGATTATCGTACAGGAAATATTTATGGAAAGAAAGCAACAACAGAATCAACATTAACAGCTGCTAGTTATAGATTAAGTGTTAGGGCGACATTCTCATTTGCTAATTCTGACTGGAATAGTCCGTCTTCTTCACCTTCAAGTTCTTTATCGAGTTCTCTTTCGACTTCTCCAAGTACATCTCTTTCTCCTAGTACATCTCTTTCTACATCATTAAGTTCTTCCATCTCTCCTAGCACTTCGCCTTCGAGTTCTAGATCTACTTCTCCGTCTACTTCATTATCATCTTCACCTAGTACTTCAGAATCTCCTAGTACTTCGTTATCTTCATCCCTTTCAACTTCTCCTTCATCTTCTCCTAGTGCTTCTGAGTCGCCTTCAACGAGTCCTTCGAGTTCTCCGTCGTAAAATAATTAGTTTAATTAGTAATAAATTATATGGAAACATTAAAAACAATCTTAACTTGGTTAAGTGGAAAGAAAAGTATCATTGCTGGTTTAATTACAACGACATCAGCATATCTAGTTACAACTGGTGTAATAGATACTAATGCGGCATTTTATATAAATGCTATGTCGTTACTTATCTTCGGGTCAGCAAGTGTGGCTACGGGAAAATTAGTTTATAATAAAGATTAGAACAAAATTTATGTCAACAGAAGTAGTAACAAATGAAGGATTAGAAAATACTGTTGAAAATGTTCTTATTAGTAAAACTAAAATGATTTATGGAATAATTATAGTAATGATTCCAATTTTAGCATTCTTCTTTAAAATTCAGTTAGATATCGCATTAATCAAAGAAAATCATGAAGCTCATATGGAAGCGGCATTGGTTAAAATTTCTAATCTTGAAGATGAAGAACAAATAATAAAAGGAACACTAGTAAGTCAAAATGAAGCTATAATTAAATTATTATTCCTTCATCAGGATGAAATAAAATAATATGGAACCACAAGGCGCATTAAAACCAGTCTTAAAATCCACTGATTTTCAATATGGATTAAATACTGGAATAAAGAGTGTTAAAATGTTTCCGAATGGATGTTTGCTTTATGCCCCAGTATTTGAAAGTCAAATAGGGAGATACTTCGATGCCTATTGGTGTGTGTCAGAATCATTTGCTAATCAATGCGAGGTATTCTTTGATAGATGGATAGAATTAGGAACAATGCATGATAGTAAATTAAATTGGCTTAAAAAAAGTCCATTCTGGTTAAATGGAAGAGTAAGATTTTCTAATAGATATTTAGCTATAAGATCAGGAACAGATCCTAATTATGGTAATTCTGGGGGAAATGTAGCATATTGTGCGAGACACGGAGGTCTTGCCCCTCTTGTTCTCTGTGATTGGAATCTCGAAGAAAAAGACCCAATAAAGAATACAAAGGCTAATTTATATGATGAATCTACTATTAATCCAGAAGCCGATAAATGGGCTAAAGAATTCTCTGAAATCTTTGATATTCAGTATGAATGGGTTAATCTTCAAGACTTGGAAAAAGCTAGTCAAGAAGGAGTAGTTCAGGTTTATATATTGGCTTGGTATAAGAACGGAGATAAATATTATAGTCCACAACCAGGAAAATCGGGACACGCCATCGGATTTGGGCAATATTCTTCTATTACTATTATTGATCAATATCAGCCACAGTTTAAACAAATCAGAGCAGTTTCAGATTTTTATCCAATAGCATTAAAAATTAATATAACAGAAAAATCTATGGAAAAGCCAGAATTAAAAAATAATACATTAGTTCAATTAGTTTCAGGTGTGGGTGGGTTTGGAATGTATCTTGATGGATTTATTTTCGTCGATGATGTAGCTAAAATACTTGCTACCTGGTTAGTAAGAACAAACGGAAAGACGGAAGGATTAATTAAACCTCTTATTCAAGAGCAATGGGATATGTTTGAAAAAAAGAATTTAAAAGATGAATTAATTTAATCTTATGATATCAGTTATAATTCCAAGCTGGAAAGATCCGTTATTACAAAAAACGATAGATTCATTACTTGAAAATTCAGAAGGAGAAATAGAAATTATTGCTGTTTTTGATGGATATATTCCTGAAGTTCCTTTAAAAGAAGATCCTAGAGTTAAAACATTACATCTTGGGAAAAATAGAGGAATGAGAGGCGCTATTAATGCTGGTGTATCTATAGCAAGCGGGGAATTTATAATGAGAACAGATGAACATTGTTCATTTGGAAAAGGATTTGATAAAATCTTAACTGGAACTTTTGAAGATAACTGGATAGTAACTCCTCGAAGATATTTTCTTAATCCGGAAAAATGGGAAGTAATGGATATTGTTCCTGTTGATTATGGAGATTTAAAGATTGTTGAATCTGGTTCTGGAAAGAAGTTTAGTGCAGTAGAGAACAAGAAACTTGCTGAAGAAAGAAAAGATATAATGATTGATGAAACTTTTGGAATGCAAGGAAGTTGTTGGATAATGAAGAAATCTTGGTGGGATAAAGTTATTGGTGAATTACAAACTGAAGGATATGGACCACTTTATCAAGATAGTCATGAAATGGTTTTTAAGACTTGGAAGGCTGGCGGAAAATTAATGGTTAATAAAAATACTTGGTACGCACATAAACACAGAGATTTCAATAGAACACATAATAATGGAACAAAAGAAAATCCGTCAAACAATGAAGCTTGTTTTAAGTATTCTTTGGATATGTGGGGAGATTATTATAATGAATTAAAACAAAATGGTAGATTTAACTATAATATTTCTAACGAATAATAAAGTTCCTAAAGAATGGGCAGAATATCATTGGAATATATTAAAGAATGCGGCTGGTGAATATCCTATACTTACTATTTCTAGAATACAAACAGAACATACTAATATCCTACAAATAGAACCTGAAAGTAGTTCGAATATTTATTGGCAAGTATTACAAGGAGCTAAGTTAGCAACTACTGAATATATCGCAGTAGCAGAGGATGATACACTTTATACTAAAGAACATTTTACTAGATTTAGACCAGAAAACACGTTTGGATATAATATGACGAGATGGACGCTGTATACTTGGGGAGAACCTATTTATTCTTTAAAAAACTTTATAAGAACTAACGCAGTTTTAATTGCTCCCAGAAAATTAGTTATAGAAGCGCTAGAGGAAAGATTTGCTAAGTATCCACATGATATGAAGAATATACCATCAGCAATGGCGGGAGAATTAGGATATTATGAATCTAGATTAGGAGTAACACCAAGAAAGGTAATGGAATTTAAAACAATAGAACCAGTTGTACAATTTGATCACGATTATTTTACCGGAGATAACTCAGGGAAGGGATTAGAAAGAAGACATACAAAAGAACTTGGAACTATCAGAGCTTATGATATTCCTATTTGGAGAAAAGCAGAAGATTTAGTAAAAAAATTTAAATAATATGGAAAAGAAAATAATACCAGATATGACTGTTATATATTTAACAGCTAATCTGATACCAGAAAAGTTTGCTAATTTTCAAAGAGATATATTATTAGAAGCAATAGGATATACACCTTTAATAAGTGTATCAAGGAAACCATTAGATTTTGGTTTAAATATTATAGATGACGGTAAAAAGTGTACTCATAATATTTATGTTCAGATGTTACGAGCTGCTAAGATAGCTAAGACAAAATATGTAGCAGTGGCAGAAGATGATGCTCTTTATCATGAATCACATTTTACTTTTCATAGACCTGCTGACGATGTATTTGCTTACGACCAAAATAGATTAGCATTATTTACTTGGAACGAACCAATATATCACTGGAGAAATCGTCGTAGTAATTGTTCGTTAATCGCTCCTCGTGAACTTCTTATTGAAGCTCTTGAAGAGAGATTTGCTAAATGGCCAAACGGAATTCCTGAAAATATAGTTGGAGAATTAGGAAGAGGAATGGTTGAAAGAAATCTTAAGGTTACAGAAAGAAAATCTGAAGATGTATTTAATAAGTTTTCGATAATACATTTTAATCATGAGGCTGCTTCAGAATTAAGACAAAGAATTCATAGAAAATCGTATGGACCGATAAAGGCGTATGATATTCCGATTTGGGGAAAGGCATCAGATTTAGTTAAAAAGTATGAATAATTTTACAATCGTCTATTATACAGCAAATCGAGAATCTCCAGAATTTGAAAAAAAGATAATTGATAATCTAAAAAAACAAGCAAGCGATATACCAATAATAAGTGTATCGCATAAGCCAATGGATCTATGAAAAAATATTTGTGTTGGTAATGTTGGTTGGTCATACCTTAATGAATGGAGACAGATATTAATTGGTGCTAAAGAAGCCAAAACATCTTATATCATATTTGCTGAATCTGATTTTCTTTATCCTAAAGATTACTTTAAATTAGTTCCTAAAGAAGATTTCTATATCTATAAAAATGTCTGGATTGTAATGGATAGTAAATTTGGAAATTGGTTTTGGAGAAAAAAATCATCAGAAGGTGCTCAGATTTGTAAAAGAGATATATTGATTAAAGAATACGAAAAATATCTAAAAGGACAACCTGAATGGTGGGACGGACCCCTAAATATCGGGAAGGCAGGAAATAGTCCATTAATGAATCTTAAACCATATTTTTTTACTGGAGACCCCTGTGTTAGTTTTAAAACAGGAAATGGATTAAGAAATATAACAAATGTAATAAAAAAAGATAGAGTGAGGGAATTGCCTGTCTGGGGAAATATTAAAAAATTAAGAAAACAATATTATGAGAACAAGTCTGAGAAAAAATTGGACAACCCATATGATGACATTGATCAAAGTTATTCAATGTAGTAAAGGTGATGTTGTCGAAGTTGGTGTTGGTCCATTTAGTACTCCGATTTTACATTGGCTCTGTAAAGAGTATAAAAGAAATCTTATTAGCTATGAAGATGATAAGGAATATTACGATTTTGCTAAGCAGTTTCAGAGCCAAACTCATCGTATTAGATTAGTATCTGACTGGAAGAAATTAGATTATGAAACTAAAAGAGGGGTTATATTTATTGATAATCATCCTTCAATGACAAGAGCAGAAATAGCTATTAGATTTAAAGATACGGCAGATTATATAGTAATGCATGATACAGAACCAGATCACGATAAAGAATATAATTGGGAAAGAGTTTGGAATGTATTTAAATATCAATATCACTGGACTGAATGTCGCCCCTGGACATCTGTTGTTAGTAATTTTAAAAAATTAAAAAGTTTAAAATAATAAAAGTATGAAAGTAAAAATTTATGGTTATGGATGGGTTGGAAAAGCAATGCACACTTTATTTCCTGACGCATTTATTCACGATCCGATTATGGGGATGGAATTTGATTTAAAATGTGATGTAGCATTTATCTGCGTTCCTACTCCTCTTAAAGATGGTAAACTTGATACATCAATTGTTGAAGAAGTAATAACAAATTGTAAAGAAGACTTAATTATTTGTCGGTCAACTGTAATGCCTGGAACTTGTGATAAGTTAGAGAAATTAGGAAAGAATATTGTTTTTCAGCCAGAGTATTTAGGAGAGACTGTTAATCATCCAATGACAGATCAAAAGTCTAGACCATTTATTATTATTGGAGGAAAGCCAGAAAATAGACGAAAGGTTATTGAACTTTATCAAAGATGCTATAATGCTAATGTTACTATTAGACAAGTTAGTAATTACGAAGCAGAAATTATAAAAATGACAGAAAATCGGGCGATAGCATTTAAGGTGGCTCAATGTCAGGAATTGTATGATGTATGTCAAGCAGCCGGTGTAGATTACTATACAATTAGGGATGCGGTGTATGGGGACGACCCTAGATTTAATTTATGGTTTACATTTATCTATCCAGAAGCAAGAGGTTTTAATTCTAAATGTATTCCAAAGGATGTATATGGTTGGGCAAGCTGGGCTGAATCTCAAGGATATAAACCAGAACTTACTAATAAACTATTAGAAGTAAACGAAAAATTATTATGCCAAAATTGTCAATTTTAATTCCTAGTAGGAATGAGATGTTTCTTGGAAGAACAGTTCAAGACATTTTAGAACATATTGAAGATGATACGGAAGTTATAGTAGGACTTGATGGTGTCAAAGACAATTCAGAAATATTAAATGATCCTAGAGTAAATGTTATTTATTCTTCAGTTTCGATAGGACAGAGGGCAATGACAAATTTATGTGCTAAGTTATCTAGAGCAAAGTATGTTATGAAAGTAGATGCTCATTGTTCATTTGATCAAGGATTTGATAAAAAATTAATAAACGAAATGAAGGATAATTGGACTATGGTTCCGACAATGAGAAATTTATGGGCTTATGATTGGAAATGTTATAAATGCGGTTGGAAAAAATATCAAGGTCCGACCCCAGAAGTTTGTCCTGATTGTGGAGAAACAAAAAAAATAAGAAGAAAAATGATATGGATTGGAAAATTAAAACCACAAAGTAATTCTTATTGCTTTGATCAAGATCCACACTTTCAATATTTTAATGAATATACGAAAAGAGAAGAATATAAGAAGATGTTAGAAGAAACAGGATTGACCGAGTCAATGTCATTACAAGGTTCTTGTTTTATGCTAACGAGAGAAAAATATTGGGAACTTAATATATGTGACGAAGCAATCGGTAGTTGGGGGAGTCAAGGAATCGAAGTAGCTTGTAAAACTTGGCTATCAGGAGGGAAGGTAGTTGTTAATCATAAAACCTGGTATGCCCATATGTTTAGAACTCAAGGAGGAGATTTTAGTTTCCCATATGATAATCCTGGAAGTAAAGTTCAGAATGCTAAGAAAGTTGTTAGAGAGTTATTTTATGATAATAAATGGAAAGGACAAATCTATCCTCTAAGTTGGTTGATAGAAAAGTTTTGGCCCGTCAAAGGATGGGAAGAAGATGCCTTTAATAAACTTAAGTCTTGGCCTTTAAAGAAATAAAATATGGCTTGGGGAACATTCAACATAAGTGACGCATCATACGATACTAAAAATATATCGGTTGCCGCAAAAACTGATAGCCTATATAATTTATTTTTTAGTCCTAATGGATTAAATTTATATGTAGTAAAAGGAACTGATTATTCTGTTTTTCAATATTCATTATCTGTTGCTTGGGATATTTCTACAGCTAGTTATTTAACATATAAAAATAACCTAAATCAAAGTTCTTTTTATAATAGTTTATTTTTTAGTCCTGATGGAACTAAAATGTTTATGTGCGCTAGTAACACAATGTATCAATATTCTCTTTCAACGGCTTGGGATATTTCTACAGCTAGTTATGCTAATAAAAGTTTAGTAGTTTCCACGGGAGTTGATGTTTCTTCTTTCACGATGAGTTATGATGGAACGAAACTTTACGTTAATAGGAGTGCCAATGTTTATACTTATCAATATTCTCTTTCAACGGCTTGGGATATTTCTACTGGGTCATATAGTAATAAATCGCTAAATCTTTCTTCAAGAACGACCGTAATTTATTCAATGTTTTTTAATGATGCTGGAACAAAATTGTATGTTGCTGGATATAATGCGATAGTATATCAATATTCTCTTTCAACGGCTTGGGATATTTCGACAGCTAGTTATGACACGAATTATATAGATTTATCTCCTCAAATAGACTATAACTGTTCTGCTATATTTTTTAGAATGGATAATGGAAGTAAGATGTATGTTGCTAGAGTTAGTAATTCTACAATATACCAATACACAACGTATAATCCGTCTAGTTCAAGTAATTCTCCGTCATTATCTCCTAGTTCGTCAGTTTCGCCTAGTAATAGTCCTAGTAAATCACCTTCTTTAAGTCCTTCTAGTTCTAATAGTCCATCGCAGTCTCCGTCTCAGTCGCCTTCTTTGAGTCCGTCTAGTTCGGTAAGCCCAAGTTCTTCAATATCACCATCAACATCAATTAGTAGTTCACTTTCTCTTTCACCTTCAACAAGTTTAAGTACCAGTCCTTCTTCTAGTATTTCTTCATCTATAAGTCCATCGACAAGTATATCGTCTTCTATATCAGAAAGTATCTCAAGTTCTTTATCCACTTCTCTATCCACATCTTTAAGTTCTTCAATCAGTCCTTCTTCCTCGATATCAGAAAGTATCTCAAGTAGTTTTTCTGGGTCTGTTTCATCTTCTATTAGTCCTTCGACTTCAATTAGTGAATCTCCTTCTTCTTCAATATCCACATCATTATCAAGTTCAATATCACCATCAACAAGTCTTAGTTCATCTCCCTCTAGAAGTATATCAGAATCTATTTCCTCTAGTGTCTCTCTTTCTCCTTCAGAATCAATAAGCCATTCTATTAGTTCTAGTCCTTCTAGTTCTATATCAATATCCATTTCAAGTTCTCCAAGTTTCTCTGTTTCTCCTAGTACTTCTCCTTCAAGTTCTATTTCTAGTTCTAT